TGGAATCCGGTCAAGGTCTTTTGACTGAGAATTTATGGTACGGCCCTCGCGATCTACATCCTGAAGGTTACACTGTAGTATCTGATTTACTAATTGGTATTGCAGCAGATAACTGGCTTCAAGAAGCAACTAAGACTATTGAAATAGATGTTATTCTAGTAGCAGAAGCAGTTAAGATCACAACCGACAGAATGAACGAAATCCTATCTCAACAACAGGACTTGTGAGTCTGATGGTGAAAGGAAAAGTTGCTAAGGAAGGGCTAAAGAAACTTGGTAAGACTAAGTTTGCACGTGGCGCAGGGATTGCTGGTGGTGCTCGTGCAGCAGAAGAAGCAGTTTCTAATCCATATGCTCAAGCGGCTTTGGGCGCAGTGGAGGGTGCGGCACTTGGTTCGGCTCTTGGCCCTCTTGGTGCTGCTGGAGGTGCTGTCGCAGGTGGGCTTCTCGGCTTCGTGCTTGCAGATGGTGAGCGAATTGTTCCTGTTGATATGATTGCAATTCCTGCATATCAATATTCAGCAATGCTCCAGGGCAGAGAACCTACTTTTCAGTTATTCATCAAAGAAGGTGAGTGCATCAAACCTATCATTACTACAGATTATCAATTAGCGGGTCAAGTTGTAATGGCTGAAGATGCGCCTAGCTCAAAGCCTAAACGAAAATTGTCAAAATGGCAGAGATATATCAAGGTAAAGAAGAATCAGATTAAGTTCAAGAATGGTAAATTAGATCTAAAGAAAATGGGTCGAGCATATAGGAAGGCGAACAAATAATGCCAATACATGAGTTAAGAGAAACAATTCAAGGTACAGTTACTTTGGATGAAGAAGGCAATGGTTACTTTACAAAAAGAATTAATCTTCCTGATCACATGAGAAACGAAATATTAGCAATAGACTGTTACAATGACAATGTTGTACCTTGGCTAGTTCCTGAATCTCTTACTAAAGGTTATCAAATCTATTTGTCTGCTTATCCAGTCCAAAGAACTGAAGAATCACTAAACTTTTTTGCTGGTGCATTGCCAAGAGTAGGGCCAATGGCTGGAGATGATACAGTGCTATACAAAGAAACTTCAGTTTACAATTTAAATGACTTTAATGAACAGCCTATGAACAAAGTTTGGACTGAGAAGTTTCCTAACGATGCTTTAGGCGCAACGCAAACTTCAACATTTTATTCACCTCATCTATACTTGACAGTTTTAGTTTGGAATGCAATAGAAACAGAATTGGATCTAAAGTATTCTATCTATGCTAGAATTAAACAAACTAAATGTTCAGGTGTTGAATCATCAATGGGAAAATATGGAGAGTTCTTAGATGCACAATGCCGAAAACTAACTTCCACTGCAGTAATGACACCTACTGATCGCATTGCTGGAAACACATTCCCCACATGGAAGTTTGGTGGTATTCGTCCGGAACTAATGATTTCAGGTGCTACCGCGCTAAGATATTTCAACAGAGTGGCTAGCAATGCTAATCAAGATATGATTACAAGAGGTGCATTCCAAACTGCTTACAAAGAATCTACAAAGATGCAAGCATTTGACTCTGCATTTGGCGATCCAACTGTACCTTTACCTGATTGGATTCAAATTATGGATGTTGGTGGAATTACTTCAGGCATAATTAGGCCATTCCCACCGCCACTTAAGTTTGCGGACAATGGTAATACATTGATGTTTTAGTAATCAATAATTGATTTTTGATTTTCAATTGCTTCTTTCAATGCCCTGGACAATTCGAAATCCACTTTGGCTTTGTAATTAGATCGCAAAGGATTGGCTGAATGTTTATCTTTAGATTTTTTACTTTCAAGTTTACTTTCATCTACTGCCACGTAAGGAAAGTTACCCCACAAAACATAGGGGCCAATAATTTGGCGAGGTGCGCCCAGGAATTGTTCAAAATATCTGATTGACCCCACTACATTCTCTATGATGAAATATTTGGGCTTCACAATCTCTATGATTTTAAGAGAGGCGATTAAAAGACTCATATCAGGATTGTAGTTCTCAATTCCTACTTCTCTGCTTGCAATAGATTTAGGAGAATTATATCCGCTACTAAAATCTCTGCAGGGTGGAGATGCCCAAATGACATCAATTGTATGTTGTGAACCGGTAATGCGCCCAGCTAACTTGTTAATATCTTCCATCATCGTATTAGGAACACCTGACAGTAAAGGATTATTGTCAATTCTAAGTACAGTCCAATTATCAGTATCTTGAATGAACGCTTCGGATGCGCCACCCAATCCGCTAAACAAGTCAAGAAAGTGGTTCTTCATTCTTCTTCCCCCAAACATTCAGAGCAACCACGATATTCGGCAATGTCGCCTTCACAATTGCACTTCATTCTTCTTCCACCTTTGCTTTTAGTTCTGAATACTTTTCAAACCAATATTCCTTCTGTCGGAATAATGCTTCAGTATCCTTCTCCAGTTGTGCAATAACTGCACGACCTTCTGAATTGTTTCTTTCAGATCTTAATTGATTTCGAACCCATTCTGAAAAGTTCTTTTTCTTGCTGGCCATCTCAAATGTTTGTAGGTCTAAAGTGATGAGTTTTTGTCTCATATTAATTGCGAAATTGGCAAATCGTATATAGATATCGAGGGAAATCCCAAGGGGCTATCCCAAGAAAGTTAGAAATATGGTTGGTATGCCATGGGGGTGGTGGTGATAAGTTATTATTGGAGGCGGACTCTCCAATAATTGGCTTCGGGACTCGCTTCGCTCGCGAAGATAAGCAGAGGGAATAGTACCGGTGTAATTTATACACCGCTTATGCTTAGGCCAAGTTATGGCGAAGAATAGCGGAGACCTAATTTTAAGAGACCGAATGCAGTTTGATTTAGATGCTGGAGGAGAACGAACGACACTTTATGGTAGATTTGATTTATCTCAATTTACTGATCCAGTTTCACGCAATGGACTAGCAATCAAAGAAGTATATTTCCAGTTTAGAAATGCTACTTCACCTGAACTACCTAACACTGGCGGATTTAATCCAATTGGTGCGATCGGAGATTCTGCAATTGATACTAGAACAGCATGTTTGAAAGTTTATGCAACTACTAGAGCATATGAGAATGCTGCTGAAGTAGGAATTGCAAGTCCAGATGTGCTTTGTGTTTACGAAAGGTATTCTTCTGCAAGTCCTGCTTACTTTAATGCAGGTGCCCTGGAATCCGGTCAAGGTCTTTTGACTGAGAATTTATGGTACGGCCCTCGCGATCTACATCCTGAAGGTTACACTGTAGTATCTGATTTACTAATTGGTATTGCAGCAGATAACTGGCTTCAAG